CATAAGATACCCCAGGAGGGTTGCCGTTTGTTGGCTTCCCTACTTCGGTATCAAAGGTAAGCGACCTGTATGCCATCGGGCCTCCCTAAATGTGGGGTGGACGGTAGCCCGCACTAAACCGCCCACCCCCAGAAAGGCCGGGATTATCCTTTTGATGCCGTAAGGGCCAACGAGTATGTCACCGCAAGTGTGTCATTATCTGCTAGAACAATTACGCCCATGACCTCACCAGTACCACCAGCACTGACTGTTCTTCCAGCAAGCAACTTGATGTCTGAGACAGCCACTCCAGCCGTTGTTCTGTCTGCAACCCAGATACTATCTATAGTAACTGAAGTAGTAGTTATTGAGGCTTTAGCAGTAATGGTTGTTCCTGTAATGGTGAAAACTCTGTCAGCACCAGTACCACCAGTAGCAACATAGGCAGTAGTAAATACATCTGCTGGACCCGCTGCCCTCCAACAACCAAAACCTGTAACAGCACCAGAACCAACGCTTGCATCTACAACAGATACATTAGTAGCAGTACTGTCTGGATACAGAGCATCGTTACTTCCTGCTTGGGTATCATCAGCCGCAGTGGGCACACTACCAAAAGTAGCGGATGTGACCTCATCCCCCGCATCCCAACCAGCCTGATCTGTAGCACTCATATAGATTGCCGTAGCAACTGTTGCAGCAGTATTACCGGATGCGGTAGCATCTCCTGTAAAACCAAACAGCATTTTTTCCATGCCTTCTTGTGAGAGAGCATTCGGACCACTGTGGTCTGTTACTTTACCAGTCTTGGCACAGGTATGTTTGATGTCAAACCAACCCATAACTCCAATACCAGACATAATGTCTGGATTTTTTTGAATGTAAATGCCAAGGCTATCCCCGGCAGAAGAACTGTTACTCATTTTATTGCTCCGTAACTTTGATCTTCCCGTCGAGGAAGACGACGGCCTCACCTTGAGTTGCCGTCAGATTTGTTGTTAAAGTGTTCCAGTAGATAAGATCATTCGGAAGATTTGGTATTCCGTCAGTATAGGTTGTTGAAGATGAAGTAAAAACTCCAACGCCCACAATAGTTTCGCTACCATCCAGTAATGGGTTAGTGTCCGCAGTAGACCATCTAACTCCATTCACATTATGAGTCTCATACGTGTCACCCTCTGATTCTGGAGTAGACCAATATGGAGTACCGTCTTCTGGATCGGTTTGAAATACCCTGATTCTATTTACTGGAGTATCTGTAGAGGCAAACCATTCTACCCAGCCAACGGGATTGCTGGCTGTAGGTATGCTGGTTAAAAGCCCAATATATGTTGCAGTAAATATAGGAGCAGCGGCAATAGTAAATCGTCGCAATACAAGTTCTGATTGCAACCACGATTTAGTCATACCGCCACTCCTATAATTTATCCCTACGCTGCGTTATCTACGGAAGCCACACGGACAATGCAATCACCATCCATGCGAAGACCATTCATTCCAACTTGGTGCCACATTTGCAATGAGTACCCACGTTCTGGGATCTCATCGAAACGAACTTCCATGTTGGCATTCATACCGAAGATTCCACACGCCGGGGTGTAGAAGTAGGCATAACGGACAGCATTCGTTCCATCACTCAGGTTAAGGGTCGTCACTCCACCATTATTGCTAATCGGGACATCTAGTGTCACCTGTGGAAGAAGGTTGCTCAAACGGAACTCGAATCCCATGAACACAAATGCCGTACCCTGGAAGAGAGGTTTACCTTCATTGAAGTCAATGCTGGTAAAGCGAGTATCCGCTGCATCGGCCATGAGGCTATAGAACTGGTTTGGGTGTAGCACACAGATGTATGGCATACCCGGCATCAAGGCGTTGTTCGCATCCAACTTCTGTCGGGCACGGATCAACTTCTCAACATTGAACGCAGTTACACCAGCACCAATATCGGTTTCCGCCTCTGTCGCCATGTCTTCTGCACCGTTAGCACGGGTGAGTGCTGTTTCTCCACCTAGGGCGACAGTGCCATTATCACCCGTCGTAAATGCAACCAATGGATCGATATTTCCGGATGCTCCGGCTGTAACTGAATCCTTTGTAAGTCCACAGCCAATCTCAAGGCCTTCATACGCATCGTATGCGTCAATGTCAAATGTCCCGGCAGCGACCTTGAACGATCCAGTAGTCGCAGTTCCATACGCAGTAGTGGTGTTGACTGTAATGCCATTACCAGTACGAGTCTGGACAAGAACGCTCTTTGAAAGTGCGTCCAGAATCAGGAGATCCTTCTTCTGGTTGAAGATCGCAGCAATGTTCGCAAGGTACATTCCGTCAGGTGCGATAGCCTTTAGAAGCCCTACCTCGTCACGGGGATCAAAGAGTTCAGCATACTCAAACCACTGAGGTTCGATCAGCCTACGCTCTGAGTCCGTTGCACCATACTCATTGCCTGTCGATCCCCATTCACCAAAACGTGTCCTCGTTTTGAGTTTGGAAACGTCGTGCTTGAGGTATTTATCGAAGGACTTTACTTCACCTTCAATGCTTTCTTGCATGAGGGTGTCGGAAAGAAGTGAATCATATTGTTGGATCTGGAGTCTAACCAGATCGGTGTATACCTGCTTGTACAGGTTGGAAACACTATAGGCACCAGAAGGATCAAATAGACCCGCTCCGTCACCAGTTAGGTTTCCAAGGTCGGTCATACCCATGAGGATAACCCTTTCATTGACAACTGTTACATTGTCGAAGAGTTATCGGTCATCCGGCTCTTCTTGGCTTGTACGCAAGCCCAGGATCGGCAGTCTTTCCCGCTGGCAGTCTGGCCTCTCGGTTATCAGACAGGACAAGTAGTTATCATAAACAACTATTTGTCAAGTTCTTTTTCTAATATCTCTTACCAGACATAACCCCGAGAATAGACTTTATATTTTGATCATATTCTCGTTTCAGGCTTTTATTAGTAGGATATTCATTCGACCAGTGAGGATTTAAAGCAGCAGAAATATCCTGAAGGAATCTCGTACCCGAACCTGGATTTCTGTCTTTCCATGTTTTTTGTCTTTTATTTATAAATTTCGCAAGACCTAGAGCGTAACTGCCGCTCTTATCTGGAAGAGGAAGACTAGGAGGAGGAGAGGCGTTAAACATATCTCCCTTTGGACCTCTGTCAAGATTAAAGGCTGATCTGTTTCCAAGACTAATGGGTTTTGGATCTCTGCCAACGATTACAGTTGTGGTTAATCGTTTTGCAAGACCACTAAGGGGAACCCGAGAGTGGGTAAATGACGGGGTTGTAGGTCTTTTTGAGAAACTTTTCATTGAGAAGATTTGCTCTGCAAGTGTGGCAAATGAAGGAGGAGTAGGCTTGAGTGTCGGTCTACTAGGAGTGGATTTCTTACCTGCTGTTCCAGTCAACTGAGAACCAGTCGCACCCGGAGTATATGTAGGTCTACGGGGAGGGACACTAGAAGATTCGTTTAATCCTTTGTATCTATCTGGGATTACTGCATAAGAATAAGAGTCTCTACTTACAGCAATTGGAGAAAAGAGGGGAGATCCAGACTTAGCAGTATATCCTCGACCACGACTGGGAATCGGGTTCTGGATGATCTGTTCATCTGATCTTGGATTCCTTGTCCACCTGTGTATTTTCTTTGCCATGATCTATCCTCTAGCCCAAGGCGATTGTTTGTAGAGTTTCTCGTCTGTAATCCCACTAAATCCTGCCTTCATTAGAGTCTCTTGGATCTCCATGAACTCAGGGTAATGCTCTTCGTAGTCAGGGTTTCTCGGGTTTTTGATGGCCCCGATCTTCGCAATCTTCCTACCCCTTGCAGCCAATGCTGCGTAGTCTGGCTCGAAGTTGCTTCCACTTGCACCGCTTGGAGTTGCTTCGTCTGACATATTCTCTCCCATTCTCACCATGAAATCCATTATCTCCGGGTGGTGTCCCATACCTGTGGCAGTAAACACCTTATTCAGTTCTGGGTTCTTCTGTACTATATTGTTGTATGCCCTCTCTGCAAGGGCTGATTTTGAATCAAAGTCAGGACCGTAACGATCTCTGGCTGTCTTCTTCCAGGAATCCACTGTCTCCTGCTGAAGTTTGTCTGCTGATTCAGTCCTCTCCCTTTCAAGATTCGCTAAAGGAGAGACCATTTCATTCCACTGTTCGGTCGTCAAACCACGGTCCAGAGCAGACTTCCTCATGTTCTTTAGTGTGCCAGAGAACTCCTCGCTGGTGTTTTCTGGTATTCGGTATCCGTCCTCCTCTGAAGGGGCACCCAGACTTTGGTAGAATCCAGACCACTCTTCACTCCCAGCATCCCCTTGAGGGACTCTAGTAGTCTCACCCATCTTCTTACTCAGGTTGTGATAGGACTTAGCCAGATCCTCTACAGAATCAAACTTGCTGATTAGAGAATCCCTACCGTCCATATCAATGGGAAGGTTTTCATTGAGATCGCTCATTTGGAATCCTCTTCTCTCATTCTTTTGCCCTGCCTTATGAGGGCTATTATTTTGTAATAGGCAGATCTAGATCCCTGCCTTTTAGCAAAAGCAATCGGGTCTATTGGGATTCGTTCTATACGACCCGCTGCCTCTAAATCTTTATTCATCTTTTCTTCTGGCTCTAGAGTTTCTTCTACATGAAGAACTTTCCGTAGATAGTCTAGAACCCGTTGCCCTTTCTCTGTTTTGAAAATCTCTTCTGTTTCAATCAGGAAAATCTTATCTTCCTTATTAAACATTATTTGTCCCAAGGTCTAGTAAGTGACTCCCATTGCTTTGGAAGATGATGTATTCTTTCGACCAAGTATGTGGCACTGGTTCCAAGGTTTCCTATTCTCTTAGGACGAGAAGCCCAATCATATAATTTATCAGCCTGACGAACAATGGGACTTTTGCTAGTATTGGGATTCAAAAATCGGGTTACGCTTTTCTCTATAAGTTTGTTTTGAAGAGGATCAAGTACCTTATAAATCTTATCCCCTACAAAGTGTTTAAGTTTATCACTTTTAGATAAGGTCTGTACGAAGTAATCAGGACCACCTGCCATGAAGGAATCTTTCATCAGATTTGGAACATGAACCGTTTTGGCTTCAATCGTACCCAGAGTATTAGCGAGTCTACTATTTATATTATGCAAACCTCTAATAGTTTGGTTTCTTAATTCGTCTAATTGGGCTGAAACAAATTGGGTACGATTACTCGCCTTTGAAGCAGCATTCCGAGGACCAAGGTGTCTCACTCTACCTGCCCGTGTCTTTGCTATTACTTGACCAATAACTTCTATTGTACTTTTTAATCTTGGTGAATTCTTAGCCAATACCATTGCTTTACTTGCCAACATTATCCCTCCAACTAGGGGGATTGGAACAACCATAGAGGCTGCTGTTCCTATATTTTCAATTGTTCTATAGTGTGCTTTTACGACACCGATGGGATCAGAATGAATACGCTTTAGCACTTCTGGAGATTGCGAAGTAGTAGAAGCCCATTGTTTCCTAGATTCTTTTGGTATCCGCTGTCTTTTTACTTCTGTCTTAACCCATTCTTGTAATAGGTCACGCTCTTGAGTAAGGGATTTCCTTCTCCCGAAACTATCGTTTCTTCTTCTTTCATTTCTAATATTAGATTCCTTCTGGCTCGGGTGGGGGTGCCTGTTGGACAGGGGCTTGCTGTGGTGCCATCTGTGCCATTTGCTGCATCTGTTCCATTTGTTGTTGCATCATTTGCTGCTCTGCCCTTGCGTTCCTGATTGCAGATACCTCTTCCTGACTCCTGATTATTTGGGCAGGAATGTCACTGTGCATAGCATCATAGTTGGCGACAGCACTGGAGTTGATGTCATCCAGGTAAACCTGATCCTGCGTTACTTCATACATACCTAAACGACGCTCCATAAACGCTTGCACACGATTGACTCCGCTTTGCCTTTGAGCAGTAAAGAAAGGTGATTGATACACAATCTCAAATTCTGCATCGGGAGCCATTTGTTGTAACAAGTCGAGTTCTGGTAATGCACCACCACGATGCATTAGATCAATGATTGATTGAATCAACGGGTCAAGGAATTCGTAGTTCACTGTATCTGCCGAAGCACTCAGTCTTGCAAGTGCCCTGCTCTGTCTCTGTCTGCTTTCCTCTGCTGATCTAGGTTGAGTATCTGGATCATTAAGTATGTCACCAAGGAATGCTTTTTGAATTTGCTCTCTGTCTTGTCGAGCGATTAGGTCTGCTAC